AATATGCAGTAGCAATCCATAAAATGATGAAAGACATTTCAGAGATGGAAGGCATAGATGGTTGGGTCGCAGCAAAGATTACAAAAGCTGCTGATTACTTGGGTAGTGTAAAACACTATATGGAAGGTCAAATGATGGCTGATGTCGAACTAGCAGTTGTTCCTGTTGCTGGTGATATGACAGATGCAATGACTGTTCCAGAAGAAGAGGAAGCAGTTGAGGAAGTTCACGAAGAAGTCAAAGAAGATGCAATAGGTGATATAATAAAAAACTTACCTAAGAATAAAGCAACAAAGTCTACAACATCTAGCGATACAGGTATTATGAACCAAATATTAGATAAGCTAGATATGAATAAAGGTATAGACGGACCAGCAAAAACACAAACTAAACCTAGTACTATGCCATCAGCAGATCCTAAACAACCTGCAAAACCTCCTGTTCCGATGCAGAGAAAACAAGCAATAGCAAATAAAATGGCACGTGATCCTTACGGAGCAGACACAACTAAATCATTTGGTAGATTAAACGACTGGAGTAAAAAATAATGGACTTCGCACAATTAGTAGCAAAAATGAATGAAATAGAAAACAGTAAAAAACCTGAAGAAGTAATTCAAGAATCTGGTACAACAAAAACAGAAGTAGGTGCAACTAAAGACTTACTTACAAAGTTTAATGAAATACAAGATGCTAATCCTTATGAGCCAGTGGTAGAAGCAAAAGCTGAAGAAGTTGAAGAAACTATGCAGGATAGATTTGCAAAGTTTATGAAGGCAGAACGTAGTTCAGGTGCAGAAATAGATGCTATCAAAAGCACTATAGATGAAGGTACTACAGAATATGAATATGCAGATAGAGCTTTTAGTAAAATGGGCGAATTGATAGAGACTATGCAAAAAATGGTTAGTGAAGGCGGAATGCTAGGACGTAAAATCAACGAAGCAGGCGGTGACGCAAACGCACTAGTAGAAATGCAACAAGCATTAATAGTAGCAAGTGAAGCACTGTCAAGAGCACATGCTGATGCATTAGGAATAACAATAGAACAAACAGAAGAGTAAAAATGCGTTTAAATGAATTTGCTATTCCAAAATTAATTGAAACTATAAGTACTCTTACTGAAAAGAATACTCCTACTGATCCAGGAAAGTGGAGTTACTACAAGTCACAAGCAAAGAAAAAGTTTGAAGTATATCCAAGTGCTTATGCCAATGCATGGGCTGCAAAGAAGTATAAAGCAGCAGGCGGTGGCTGGAGAAAAGGCAAGTAATGCGTATTAAAGAATTTAATACTGTAGAAGATATAGATCCTAAAGGACCAGAAGTTACTATAGGTGATTATACAACAACACATTTTTATATGTGTGGAAGTGCAATCGAAACTGCTGAAAAACATGCTGATAAACCAGGCATGGAAAAACTTATAAAACTACAGGATATGATATACAAACTAGAACGTGCAGTAATGGATGCAGGCGAATCCTCAGACGAAGCAAAGGAATTTGCACAAAAAGTACATATAGAAATTATGCAAACTGCAAGAGATATTGGTATAGATGACGAAGTGGCTGAATATCAAAATATGCATTTAGATAGTATCGTTAAAGGTGATCCTAAACCAGGATTTGGTCGTGTAGACATAGATGAGCAAGAAGAAATTACATTAGATGAAGATCAAGACTTTCATGAAGAATTTGGAATACTAGGATATAGTATAGACGATAATGATATGTTCGAAGCAGAGTATCGTGGACGTAAAGTTAAACTTAATAAACCTATGCAAGGTGATGTAAAAAAGTTTAAAGTATATGTTAAGAACAAAAAAGGCAATGTTATTAAAGTAAACTTTGGGCATGGTGGAACAAGTGCTAAAGGTAAGACAATGCGTATTCGAAAAAGTAATCCTAAAGCACGTAAGAGTTTTAGAGCTAGACACAACTGCGATAATCCAGGACCAAAGACAAAAGCAAGATATTGGTCATGTCGCAAGTGGTAAACTTTGCTAAATAAAGCAACGGTAAAATAACAAGACTCAATTTTTTTTGAGCAAATTTTTTTTGACAAAAGGAAACAAAATGACGCAACTAATAGAACCAAGTAAATTTACAGACACAGTAGGCCTTTTAAGGTCCTTTTTTTTGGACAAAGGATTTTTAGAAGTACATACACAAAACAGACTAAGCATACTAGCTGCATGTGAAGATCCATTTAATGTAGCAACATACAATTACGCAGGCCAAGTATGGCCACTACCACAAACAGGCCAAATGTGGTTAGAACATGAATTATTAAGTAAGCCCGATAGTAAGGGCTTTTTTTGTGTGTCCACTAGTTACAGACAAGAGCCAAATGCTATACCAGGCAGACACGACATTATCTTTCCAATGTTTGAATTTGAAATGCCAGGAGACATAAATGACCTTAAGAAGATGGAATACGAATTATGTGAATACTTAGGCTTTCCAGCAATAACAGAAAAGACATATGCTGAATGGCAAAAATATTATGGACTTGCTAGTGATTATGAAATGACTGCTGAAGAAGAAACGAAAATGTACAACGAGTTTGGTGCCACTATGATAACAGACTTTCCAGAAATGACATCACCATTTTGGAACATGAGCAGATATCCAGGTGAAACCGAAAGTAAAAAGATTGATGTTATACTTGGTGGTATGGAAACAATAGGTAGTGCAGAACGTAGTACAGATGTAGACATGATGAGAGATACATTTCATACTATTACAGATGGTGCTTATAGTAACTTACTTTACAAACTGTTTGGCAAAGATAGAGTAGAAGCAGAACTGGAAGAGTTCTTAAAGTTTGACTTCTTTCCAAGAGTTGGTGGAGGAATAGGCATGACAAGAATGATTGCGGCTTTAGAAAAACATAATGCACTAGCAAAGGCGGCTTAGTTTATAATCTGGGGTGATGAAATCGGTAGACATGCACGACCGTTTATCGTGTGTTAAATGTACTGCAATATATTTAGCGTGTAGGTTCGAGTCCTACCCCCAGAGCCAAACTGCAATATAAATAGAGTTATGTACGCAGTTTATCAACATTGGGATCCACTAGAAGTATGTGTCGTTGGCAAAGCGTATCCTCCAGAATTTTATAGTTGGATTAAAGATATAGATACACGTAAAAAGTTTGAGCAAGTAGCATTAGAAACAGAAGAAGATTTTCAAAAATTAATAAAGTTACTGGTTCAATTTGATGTTGAAGTATTACGTCCAACTATACCTGACACATTTGAAAATTGCATGGTTGATAATATATGGGTACCTCCACCAGTTACTCCAAGAGACTATTTTATTCAAATACATGATAAATGTTGGGTACCAGTAGTTCCAAATGCTAACCATGCACATAATGCTTTCAAAAAACAAAAGCAAAAAACATGGGCTCAGTTTCAATTGCATGACCAAAAGAAGCATAATAGAAAATTAGATTTTTATAAAGACATTTTTAAAAAATGCAATGTCAAACCTACAGACTGTAGTTATATTTCTGGATGCTTTGTAAGTAGACTTGGAAACGATTTATTTTTTGCAACACAAAGTATATATGACGACTGGACTGCAATCCAAAAAAACGTAAATGAATTATTTCCTAATACAAATAATCATATAGTTGATGCACAAGGACACGGTGATGCAGTATATTGTCCTGTTGCTCCTGGATTAATTATTAGTATTGCTAACGAAGACTATAAAGATAGTTTTCCTAATTGGGAAGTTGTGCATTTACCTGAAAGTCACTATGCCGCACATAAAATGTTTCAAGCAAGTATGAAACTGAATGCAGGCAAATGGTATATTCCTGGCTTTGATGAAAATCCTCTTATTACAGAAACTGTAGATAGTTATATGAATGATTGGATAGGTGAAGTAAGTGAAACAGTATTTGGTGTTAACATTTTAATTATTAATCCTACAAATGTAGTTCTTGCTGAATATAATAAACAAGCAGTTGATGCGTTAACTCGTCATGGCATAACTGCACATATTTCACCTTTTAGACACAAGTATTTTTGGGACGCCGGAATACACTGTGTTACAAACGATTTAAGTAGGCGAGGTTCATGCCAACGATACCATTTTTAGAATTACAAGTAAACCAAGCATGTAATCTATCCTGTACAGGATGTAGTACCTTTAGTGACCTAAAGTGGAGTGGTTATTTTACTTGGGAAGAAGGACGTAGTTGGTTAGTGCCATGGATTGATAAAGTACACTTGCCTGCTATAGGATATATGGGAGGTGAACCTTTACTCAATCCTACAATAAAAGAATGGATACGTGGTGTAAAAAAATTATTACCTGATGCTCAACAACGTTTTGTAACAAATGGTACACTAATACAAAGACACTGGGACGTTTTTCACTTACTAAGAGACATAGGAAACAGTGTTTTTAAAATTACATATCATATAAGTACACCAGCATTGGATGAAGCGATAGATAGAATATTCCAAAAATATGAATGGAAAAAGGTTACAGAATTTGGTATTGATCGTTGGCTAGAACCAAGTACTAATTTTAGATTACAGATTAACAAACCAGATACTTTTGTTAGAGTATTCAAAAACGATTACAAAAACATGGCACCATTTGATAGTAATCCTGTTGAGGCATTTGATGCATGTTGCCAACAAAGATGTCCTTTATTATACAAAGGAAAAATATACAAATGCGGACATCTTGCTTACTTGCCAGAATTACTTGACAGATTTGATAGACCTAATTATGATTTATGGCAACAGGCATTAGGATATGGACATAGTCCAGATGATAATATGGATGCTTTTGCTAACAATTTTGGTAAACCACACAAAATTTGTAAAATTTGTCCTACTAGCAAAGATACGGAACAATTTGTTGCACATAAAGACAACATAAAAATAAAAAGCAAACTACCAGTTGACATAATAGTATAAATCACATATAATAGTAAAGTTATAACTAAGGAGTAATCACATGAGTGATAGAGTGTTTTCTAGCGAAGAAAAAGCAAAACTTACACAACTAATAAATGAAGGCATTACAGTAATGCAAGAAGTAGAAGACCTTCAAGAAGGTTTATCTGATACTGTAAAAGCAATTGCAGAAGAGATGCAAATTAAACCAACTGTTCTTAAAAAAGCAATGAGGACTGCTTACAAAGCAGACTTTGATAAACACAGTGATGAGTATAGTGAACTTGAAAATATTTTGTCTACAGTTGGCAAAATATAAATGCAATATAGAATTCTGTTAGTTGCATTAGAAGCAGAACTTCCTTACAAAAAAGCACCTAGCAATTACAAAGTAATATACACAGGTGTTGGAAAAGTAAATGCTTCTATTGCCACTACAAGAGCTATTATGGAAGCACATGATTTAGGATTTCATCCTCGTGTTGTGAATTATGGCACTGCGGGTAGTTGTAGAGAAGATTTATCTGGTTTACATAGAGTAACTAGATTTATACAACGTGATATGAATGCAGAACCATCTGCTCCTCGAGGCGTAACGCCGTTTGAGGCAGGGCTACCTTATTTAGAATTCGGTGCAGATAGTATTGCTAACCCGTTTACATTAGGCACAGGTGATAGTTTTGTACATACTGAAGACCCATGGCTTATAGATAATAATATAGATATTGTAGACATGGAAGGTTATGCTATAGCACAAGTTTGTAAACAGATGAACGTTGAGCTAACCTGTATGAAATATATTACAGACTATGTAGGCACACCGCATCAGTTTGATGTTTGGGAAAAAAATGTTGCACAAGGTGTAGAGGCAGTATTGGAAGTATTATGATAGGAATAAAAACATTTTGGGTAAACAGTTATACTAGTGATCGAATAGCATTTATATTTGAACTTATAAGTTTTATATTTACAGTAGGCGCAAGTGCAATTCTTGCTATACAAGCAGACAATCCAAATATGTTAATTGTTTATCCTGGATTTTTTGTAGGAAGTGTTACACAACTTTATGCAAGTTGGCGTAGAGGAGCAGCATGGATCATGTTGCTTACTTTTTATTTCGCAATAATTAATGTCTTTGGTTATGGAGTTGCTGCACAATGGTGGTAGATTACTATACATTACATTGGAGTGA